CCATAGCAAGATACTCTTTTTCCCAATTTGGTATGTCTTTAATGTATTCTTTAGTCATTGTCAAATCCAATCTGGTTTTCTGGATGGGTCACGTAGATAATTAGATGCAACCCAAGGTTTGCTGCTAATGTAATTCTTGTAAGCAGTAAAAGTGTCAATGCTTGTGTCATGTTTATACTCATCTGGCATTGCACGTGTAAAAGGAGTAGGACATTCGATATCAGGAAATATGATATCAGCGTACTCCAGAGTAAGTTGGCAAGAATGTATCTTACTGTATCTATGTGTATACTCTTCACATAGAGCAAGACCATGCTTGATCAACCAACGAAAGTTAGACTGTGCCCAGATAGTACAGGGATGATTACGAAAGGCACCCTTAGCAGTAGCATACCAAGTACCAGTTTTTTTCTTGGGTAAATGACCATACCCATGACCCCAACTAGCAGACGCAACAATAGAGAGCATTTGACAAGTCTCTAAAGGCATCTTGACTATGTGTCTGTCAGGCAAACATTGTGCTGAAACAACAGGGTCAGGATCAGTAACAAAGATGTTCATTCAATCAAATACTGCTGTTACCCCCATTATAGTAGCGTTAGGGTTTCGTGCCAAAGCAACTTCTTTGGCATCTTCATAATCTGTAGCAATAACAATTTCTTCATAAATTGTACCTGCTTTGAATAGTGATACTTTACATTTCATGCGATTTGCTCAATGAATGCATTGAGGATAGTTTTGTTGGTCATTTTAGAACCCATGTGTTTTTTGAACGCACGAGTTAGTTCTGCTTTAGTAGCAACTTCTGATTTCGATTTCACTTCAAGATCTTGAGTTCCTAAACCAGTATTCTTATCTGGCATATAGAATGCTTCAGTGAATCCTGCTTTCTCTTTAATAGAAGCGAAACGTTCTTTTCTCCATTGCTTATCAATAGCAGCAGATTCGCCATAAGAAAATTCTCTAACGAGTCTACCTAGTTCCTGTTTACTACATAGGCGAATACCAACCCAATTGTAATTGGTTATCTCACGATAGAAGGATACAATCTCCTTTGTAGTATCATAAGGATGACTTGAGATCTTACGACTGTAACCAGTCTTAGGATCACGAAGGAAGAATATCTTACCACGAGCATGGCAAAGATACTGTTCACTGTATTCACCAGCACGATAATCATGGTCATCAGCAAACTTATGAACATAACTCATAGGATTTGCTTCTCCATCAGTCAAGCAAATAACATTAACTTTACTAACACGCTCAACTTTTTTAAGGTTGGAAACAATGTTGCGAGTGCAATAGATTGCTTCTGCTAGAGGAGTTCCACCTAGAGTATACTCTTGATAGTAAGAAAGTCTCCATCCATTCATAGCAAATGCTTGAAGGTATACTAGTTGCAGAGACTTCTCTAGAGACTGCTTATTCTGGCGAGAAGAGAAGAACTCAAATAAACGGAAGTCATCACCCATAGAAAGTTCACCTTCTTTCTGCTGAGTACTGATACTAGAGTTATGATCATAACCATAAGAACTAAATCCAGACTGGAAAGCATAGACCCTAAAAGGAATACCAGACTTCTGACAGAACCAAATTAAATTGTAAGTTTGCTTTAGAGTGTCAAGCAACTGGTGCTGCATAGAACCAGACCAGTCAAGGAACATTACTAAACCATGATTCTTACCTTCAGGAACAACGGTAATCTTCTTAAAGATATCCTCGTTGTATTTGTAAGTGTGTAACTTGTTAGTATCAATAACACCAGTCTTAGCAGTTGCAGCACGACGATACTCATCTGCAGACTTCCTCATTTCAAACTGCTTACATAGATAGTTGACAGTTTTTTGAGCATCTTTCTTGAAAGTGTTGTAATGATCTACACCATACTCAACATTCTCAAACCACTTCATCGTATCTTCTCTCTCAGGATGATAAAAATGGTTGAATAGATTCTCTTGAATCTCACTATAAGGAATAGTGTAATCTTCAACCTTAGGATTAGGAACAGTAAGGTATACCCACTCCTTAGCATTATCATCAATCAGAGTTTCTAGTGCTTGAGTAAATGCTTTGTCTGTAACACTCTCAGTTTCATCAGGAGTACCACCTGTCTCTCCACCTATATGATCATCATACATTCTATCTTCTAACTCATCCAACTCTTTCTCTGTCAATCCACTACTCGGTGCATTTACCTGATCTTCTCCTTGTTCTTCTTCCAATTCTCCATCATCATTATCTTCAAGTTCAATTTCCTCTTGACGATCAGAACCTTTTAGATCATCGAGATTTAGTTCAGGCATCTGATCCAATTCTTTCTCATCCTGTTTCTCAGAACAATACTCATAAAGTTCTGTAGCAAGATCAGTAACATCTTGGAAAGACTTAGTATTTTCTGTGCGATTAACCCATACTCTTTCTTCATCAGAGAAAGGAATACTTGAATTACCTTTGAAGTAAAGATTGATACGATCAATCAAAGCCAACTCTGCAGGATCTTCACCTTTTACACCAAAGAAATCATCATTCCACAATTCACGATACCCTTCAAAGAAGGACTTACGAAGACCAGGATAAGTTACTTTCATCATACGCTCAATACGAGCATCCTCTAATACATTCACAAAATCCTTTGGAGCATCCCCGAAGTCTTTATTAGGTGTATAGAGAGCATGACCAACTTCATGTCCTACTAGAAGGTCATAGATGGTGTTAGAAGCAGTCTTCCAGATAGGAAGGATCAACAAACGCTTATCAACATCAAAGCAAGCAGTGCTTACCCTACGGTGTTCCACAGTAAGGTTTTCGGTTGCCAACAGTTTGGCGAGAGTTCCTTTTACCTCTTGTGTGTTCATCCGTTTCCCTTGATTACTCTTTTATTATAGCAGCCTAAGATCTGAATGGGCAACCTTTGGGACAGTTTCTTGACTGGCACATAGGTTAATTGCCTGTGGTAAGATACCATATTCTACTCTTTGAATCGCTTTTGTCAAGGACTTGACATCATCATCAGGTAGAATGGGAACTTTAGTTTGTAATATTATTTCACCAGAGTCAAGTTCTTCTGTAACATAATGTACAGTTACTCCTGTTTCAGTATCACCAGACTCCAATGCTTGTTCAACAGCATGAGCACCTTTATACTTTGGTAGTAAAGATGGATGAACATTTATTATAGTATCAAATGATCCTATAAATCTAGGTGATAGTATTCTCATATATCCTGCCAATACTATTAGGTCAGGAGCAAATGCTCTAATAGTTCTTATCATAAGATCCTCATTTTTATGAGGTATATGAATATGAGGTATACCAAACTTTGCAGCACGTTTGACTGCATTACATTTTTCTTTATTGTGTATCATAAGCACAACTTCATGCTTATTGGATAATGGATTAGTAACTATGTTTTCGAAGTTGGTTCCGTTGCCAGAACATAACACTACTAATTTCATTCTTGTAACTCGTCTAAACGATAAGTGTATTCAGGTACATCATAAGGACCGTTAAGTTTCTTTTGATATTCCCTTTCATCAAGGACTTCATTAATCAACTCCTTGAGTTCTTCTCTAAGTTTAGGTTCAAGTAAAGGTAACGGTGTAGGGTTAAACGGTGGATAAATTGGTTCACCATTTTCATCTCTGGGATAGATGTTATCTGTACACCCCTCAGTTGATTCACCACTCATTCCTTGAGTGTCAATCTTACTCATAACCCTTCCTCAATTTCCAATCTGCATACATCCTACCATACATCATACCTTCATGGGATTTCAATGTGCCACCTTCAAGAATGTCATACTCCCTCTGAGTTAGATCAGCATCCATAGCTGCATACTCTCGTTCCCAGTCTTGAATATCCTTTTTCATTTGTTCATTCATAGTTATGTATTATCGTATTATAAAGTTAAATGATACAGAAATTCGATCCTCGTCTGAATTGTTAGGTTTTACATAGTGAGGAATATGTGAAGGAAATAAAATTATATCACCTTCAACTGGTACAAATTCATATTCAGTAGGAGCAATACCAAATATATTATGTGCTGATGGATCAACCATCACCAAATTACCACAGTCTTCAGGTGCTTTAATCCACATAACTCCAGAGTAAATGGAGTGTGGATGTGTATGTAATCTATTTGACGCATTAGTTCCATTTATATTAAACCACAAATTATGTAGATAGAGTCCTACAAAATCTGTAGATGCATCTGTGATTTTTTGCACATATGGCTCTAATGTATTCCACATTAAATCCATGAATGGTTTGAAACTCTGCTCAAGATGCATCAAAGAGTTTGACTGCCATCCACCCAAATTACTATGTGAACTAGATTCATTCTTACTAGAAAAATCGTAGAGATAATCTACTAAGTCTTCCTTGTAATCATCCAGTAAAGGAGCATGACCTTTAAGTAACCTAGCAGGAAATATTTCTAATGCTTCCATCATAATTCACTCGTTTCATCATACTTTTCATATTCGTTTATGTTTATATTTCCAGAAAGACTTATTCTATCTTCATCACAATTATAAAAAGGATATACTTGATGTCGTAATTTAGCAGGGAAAAAAAGCATAACTCCCTCATAGTCTTTTCCCAACTGATATTCAAAATCTTTTGGTTGTCCTAATATATTCTGATAGTGAAATTGAAAAGCTGATCTTTGAGGACTATTTGTAATATTATCTTTATTTTGATCATCATATTCTACTGGTATCTTTAACCAAATTACAAAACTATAGATTCCTCCATGATCATGGATAGGATTAAAATCATGTTGTTTTTGATAATTTACCCACCACCTTCTTAATACATATGGATGACGATGTATCGTTGGAATAACACTTCCAATATCTTCAAATTGTTTTCCATATGCTCTGATTAAAGGACGGAGAGTATTGTTAAAGAACCAATCATCTTTATCATGTAAAGGAAAACTAGAATCTATATTACCTGCAAGATATGCATTGACTTTTTCCTTATTACTTTCACCTATACAATTCCATAGGTAATCGATTTCTTTATCTGCTAATGCATATTGTAACCATCCTAAGTTTGGTGGAGTTATCCATTCACATCTACGTAGATTTTGAGTCATAATACAGGGTACTCCTCATTGCGTACAAATTTAGTTTTCTTAGTTTTAAAATCATCCATCAATCTACTAACTTGTAACCTATCAAGCCCTGCAAGATTTTTACAGTTCTCTAAGCAACGATAGATACATTCCCTATCAGAAATGGGTGGAGAAATCTCCCACCCATCCTTATCATAATACTTTTTACCCTTAGTGACTTGTGCCTCAACGTAAGCAGCATCAAACTTATCTTCTGGATTAGTATAACTATGTTTCTTAGTCATTAAATTAATCCCTTGCTGTAAGACATGTTGCTACTAATACCAATCTCATATTATTCTTGGGTAGTTCCTGACAATGTGGTAAACCAGGAAACATAATAACATCATCTTCTTTAGGGTCATGTTCATCATTCCCAACTATTGTCTTCCCTTCATTAGAGAAATAGATTATGATATTATCGTGTGGGTATACATGGTCCACATGTACAGGTGTCCGTCGATTACCTTCTTGTGGAAAAACCATGTTAAGATTTAATCTGTAAATACATTGTAATATTATATCATTATGATTTAATATCTCTTGTACTACATCATGTACAAAGTTAGCACCATCACACTGTACAGTTGGATATCTTAATTCTGCTGGTCGTTTGATGAAGCAATGAGAGAGCATTGCTGGAGTTGATTTTTCATCTATACGTGGAACGTAATTCCAATTGAAATCAATGCTCTTTATTTCACTCTTAAACTCATTGTATAATTCTGTTCGTGGATTCTTCAGTTGTATAATATTACTAGTCATTAAATTAATCCCTTCTTACTTAAGTAATGAAGAGTATCTTTCAATCCACCAACATGCTCTGTACCAATAGTGATCTGGGGATAAGGTGCGTCACAACCAAACTCAGATTGGAATTGAGTGTTATTAAAATCATCATCAAGATAGTATGTAACTAACTCATCAAAACGAACAGACTTTAAAAGTTGTTGAGCTCTTCCAGATTCAAGGTTTCTGTCGCTGTAGATAATTGCTTTCATTTGGTTTCGTGATCATATTCGATTACAATTTTCTTAGAAGATTTCCCTACGCTATTCGCAGTGACTAGTTGATCCATAGTTCCACCTAGGAGAATTGCTAGTTCCCCTATACGTTCTATAATCTTTTCTTTACGTTCACTATTCATTAGTCTAATGAATCTAGATTATTATGTTTAACTGGTTTATGATCCTTGAATTTATCATGGTTACCATCACCAGGCATCTTACCATATGCAACATATTGTATTGCTTGCATAGAACCTTCAAGTCTAGTTAGATCTCTTTCTAACTTAACATACTCATCATATGCTTCTTGCAATTCTTGTTTTCTCTGAGACAACTGCATAGTACGTTTTGTAAAACGTTCAATTAGTTGTTCTGCACTTTCAATTGGTTTAGTCATTTTGTTTTTTTAGAATAATATGCTTCATAATATTTGACAAGACCTGCTGTAGTATACTGTTTACTACACCACTCATCTGCACATTCGTATACTGATTTTCCATCAGAACCAAATTGTGCCATTAGAATTTTAAGAGCATCTGCTCTTAATTTCATTTTATCTGATACTGGTTCAGTGTATTCAATCACGTTGCCTCCAGTCGTCAGACCTTTCATTGTGAAACCATTCTACCACATCTTGTGGATCTGTAAACCCCCTTTTATGATGAGTTGAATCGGGGTCTCCTATATTCAACTCATTCAGAAAAGAATCTGTGGGGTCAGTACTTATTCTTCTTGCTGTGTTTAGCATACCTCTTGCTGCGGTGTTTGCTTTGGACAATTTCTCTGCCCAAATCATATCTTCCAGACTAACCTCAACTCCAGCACCTATGTCTTTACAAATTGCTGTCAGTCTTAAACGATATTGTGTTGAAAGCATAAAGTATTAAAGATTACATGGATAATTTATTTAGGATTCATCTGACATTTTAGAAAAATCATTTACCTTTTCGAATTTTAAAGTTCGTAAGAACTTATCTACTAGTATATCACCTTTATGAGAAATAACAAATACATTTGTTCCGTCTCCAAGACTTTTTAATATTTGAAGAAGTTCTCCAGTACCAGAAGAATCAAGTGAACTATCAAAGACCTCATCAAGAATAAGAAGATTAGTAGCAACACTATTCTTCATCCTAGCAACTTCTCTCCAAGTGAACAAAAGTGCTAAGTCAATCTTTTGCTTCTCACCTTCAGAGAATGATGCATAAGAAAACTCATCACGGAAACGACTCTTGATAACTTCATTGAACTCTTCATCCAATGTAAAGTTAACAAAAAATTCCATAGATTGAAGGTATTTGTTAATCAGTTGATTGAATATAGGAACATACTTTTTAATAATCTGACTCTTAATACCAGAGTCTTTTAATAAAGAAGACACAACTTGAAACTCATCCAACCGTTGACTAACTTCAGCACAATCTTTTTCAGTTGTTTTATATTCAGCAACATACCCCTGTAAAGTTTCTTTTTCTTGATCAATGTTAGGAGTACTTTGTTGAAGTTCAAGAATTTGTTTGGAGATCTCAAGGTTCTCCTTTTCAAGACGAACAACCTCTCGTTCTTGTGCAGTAGCATCACTACGAACTTCATATAGTTTTGCAGAAGTCTCTTCTATCTTAGTAATAACACTCACTGCTTCAGTGATGTCTTGAGTAAACGCTTCAATCTCAGTAGCAAGTGTTGTTCCAGAACCAGTTAAAGTATCAACTTGATTGTTTTTAAAAGTAGTGCTAATGCTTTGTGTACATGTAGGACATTGATCATGACTCTTAAAGAACTTAAGATTGTTTGCAATTAACTTAAGTTCAGATTTTTTATCTGCTTGACCTTGACGAAGTTTACGAACAAATTTTCTCTGAAGTTCAACATCACCCACCTCTTCTTGAAGAACTAGAATCTCATCTTGAAGTTTAATATGATTAGATTTTACTTCTTCAATACTTTTAGAATTTTTATTATATCGTTTACGTTTTTCTTCTTGACGATTATGATTAACTTCTTTTAATGAATCAAGTAACTTTTGTTGACTTTCTACTTTCTCCTTTGTGAGACGAAGCACGTGGCCACAATCATTACTTTGACTTTGTGCTGAACGAACTCTATCCTTCAGCAAGGAATTCATGTTTGAGAAGATCTGGATGTCCAATAGATCTTCGATAACCTCTCTCCTGACACTTGCTCCGAGTTGCATGAAGGGTACAAATGTGGATGAACCAAGTATGACGACTTGGGTAAAACTTTTGTAGTTGAGTTTGAGGACTGACTGCTCCAGATACTTCTGGGTATCCTTGGCTGCAGCATCTTGATCAACCATTTTATTGTTTTTATATACCTCAAAGAGGTTGGGTTTGGCACCCCTGAAAACTCTGTATTCATCTTTTCCTATAGAAAAACATACTTCAACTTTTAATCCTTTTTCATTAATACTGTTTACTAACTGCCCACGATTAATTTTTCTGAATGGTTTATTAAACAATGCAAAACAAAGAGCATCCAACATAGTGGATTTTCCTGCACCATTAGACCCTACAATTAATGTTGAAGGTGACTCACAAAAATCAATCTCAGTCCACTGGTCTCCTGTAGATAGGAAATTCTTCCAGCGAATAGTTTCAAATGTAATCATTAAGGTGGGATAATAAGATCGTCTTTTTTAATAATTAAATAAGTATATCCATATGTGTTACAATTTATAGAAATAACAGTAGGATCACACTCAATAATTTCTAATTCATCTTCATAATCTTCTGCTTCTAATTGTCCAGCATACCTTTCAGCATCATCATAGTCTTCAAATACGGTCACTGTTTTTCTCTTCTTACCCTCTTTTATAGCATAGATACCGCCAGATTTTATATCTGATAAAACAAACATCAGATTTCTGCTGCCTCCATATACAACGACCTCATAACATTTTTAACGTTCGACTTATTAACCTTAAGATCTATTCCATCTATGTAGTTATCAAGAAGAGTCATTGTATCTTCGGTTTCCAGCAACCCTGAACCTCTTTCTACTTCCACACTTAAGTCTTCAATGATTTTTAAATCACCAAGACCCATGTCTTGAAGTTGACTAACAAAATAATCAAATTTTGAATAGTCACCTTTGTCTTCTACAATGAGTTTGACGAACGTTCCTTTAACTTCGTCCTCATTCGGAAGTACAACTCCACCATTATAATACAACTTATGAAAAGTGTCAAAGGGATTTCTATGGAAAGTACATCGTAGAGTGTCTGTGTTAAAGACATGAAAGCCTCTCTTAGTGCCGTAATCATTCCAGTAAAGTTGGTAGGGGTTGCCAAGATATGTAACATTTTTCTTAGTAGATTTCATGTGATAATGGCCACTAAACACTTTTTTAAATCTAGAAAAATGTTTAACGTCCATACCATTTGTCATAGTATGTCCAGGATGTGCTTCAAAACCATTAAGTTCCAAATGACCCATACAGATATCAGCAGAACTTTCAGTAACAGCTCGTAGAGATTCATCATAGTTCTCATCACATATCCAAGGTAACATGAGTATAGGAAGACCATCAAAGATAACTGTAGTAGGTTCTGTATAGGCAGTTATGTTTTCGTATTCACCAAGTAACTCAGTTGGAGCATTAACCTTTAAAGTATTCTTATAATAAATGTCATGATTACCTACAAGCATATGCATTTTAACATTCCTCTCTTTAAGAGGATCAAACCACATCTCTTTTGCTGCATCCAATGACATAAAATTAATAGATCGACGTTTATCAAACGTATCACCTAGATTAATAATAGTATCAATTTTATTTGCATCCACAAAAGGGATCACAACTTCACTATAAAACTTTCTGTAATGATCAATAAAATTCTGATTGTCATTACGTACACCGAAGTGTTGATCTGTTATTAATAAGACTTTCATTAATTATCTTTTTGAATTCATTTCAACACGAGACTTAATCTGATTATAATCTGCTCCACCTTCTCCGTCAACTGTGAATACGTGATCGTAACCTGACTTCTCTAGAATTTTATCTTTAATATCCAACTGGCGTTTCTCTTTAGCAATACGGCGTAAGAATGCATAATAAACTATTTGTGTAAAATAAGCAAATGGGTTCTTAGACTTTGCTGGATTAAAATTATCGATATACTGTATACAATTTTCTATACCATCACAAACCATATCATCCTTATACATGTAGTTGATGAAGTTCGGTCTATACGACAAGTGCGTAGCAATCTTTAAAAAACAACTCCCAATATAATTTCCTACTCTAGGTTTACTTTTACTTTTCCAACTCTTTAAAGTTTGGAACTGCTCATCAGGATCCATGTCAGCAAGACCTTCAATCTCCTTTACGGCAGCATTATATACTCTTTCTTTGTACTTAATAATAGCAGCAAGAAACTCCTGGTTATCAACATAGTGTTGTTTCTGCTTTTTTATTTTTTTCATAGGTGTCTTGCTTTGTATATATTATATCAGGGCTTGACACGTTTGTCAATTTGATGTACACTAACCGTGTAAGGGTTCAGGGCAACAAACTAAGTCTTAAATAATTTTTCAAATATTTTTCTATAATCATCTATTTTTCCTAGGTAACCCATATTGGGTTTGGGATCAATTTTTAAATTATCTTTTTTTGGTGGTTTACCTTTATTTTCACTTTGAACAAACGCTTCATACATGAATGTAATTTCTTTACTCATTGAAGAAACTGTTAAAACATCTTTTTCTCTTATGATATAAAAATCCTCATCAGAAAATTGCATCCATTTCGCAAACCCCACCCCCCGAACATTACGACCTTCATTATCTTTATTATTCATAACTACTGTTGAAACAGGATTCTGAACAAAGCAAAGTGTTTCTCCATTATCTTCTGTAAGCACTGCTTTACCTAGTACTTCTTCTCCACTGACGAGTTTAAAAACTCCGTAAAATTCTTCTTCGTGTTTTGCGTAACTAATCATCAGATTTTAATTTTACATCTATGAGTTCATAATTAAAATTCTCTTGCTTGTAGATTTTAAATCTCTCCATTAAATGATTCAATGTGTAATTATTCCCACGATCTGTAGAGATGTCATCTGCAATATCATATAGTGTTGCTACTGTTTTCCCCCTAGACTGTCGAAGTACCCTCCCGATAGACTGAAGGTTTCGGACTCTTGACTTGCTTGGGGAGGCGAATATAAGGTTATGTAACCTTTTAATGTTAACACCAGTACTAAAAGTCCCATAAGAGGCGACAATAATGCCATTGTTTTCAGGAGTTTCATTTTCAACTAACCTCCGAATTTCTTCACGATCATCAACATCAACTCCTCCATAAACTAAATGCACTGGTCTATCAGTGTAATTATTTATCATATCATACAAAGGAAGACCGTGCTTCTCCACGTAATTGAATAGCACCAGCGTGTTTCCCTTTAAGTCACATGCTAAATTGCGGATAAATTTATTACGTTGTTCATGCTCACAAAGGTAATCCATTTCATCTTGATATCCCTCAAAGATTTTTTCTTCATGCTTTAACAAAAGAATCTTTACTTTAAGTTTGGCAACATGCCCTTTCTTCATTAGATCAGATGTCTTAGTAACCTTTGATCATCTACCAAACACACCTTCCAATACTAATTGATTAGTATCTGATCCATCTAACGTACCAGTAAATCCATAACGATACTTACAACTATGCAACTTAGACATTAATCTAGTGAGTGATTTTGCTTTAAATAAATGAGCCTCATCACCAATTACAACATCAAACCTATCAAAGAACTTTCTTGGTTCCTTATATAAAGACTGCCAAGTTGATATAACTACATCATGGTCTGTATATTTTTCTTCACCAGCATAGATTTTATGACAGTGGTACTCAGTGTTCCAACCATACTGTGTAAAATCTTTATACATTTGCTCGACAAGAGAGGTAGTTGGTACTATAATAAGTACATTCCTTTTCACATTTACATGAAACCGAACCAATGCATAAATCATTAATGATTTCCCGCTTGCAGTTGGCGACAATAGGAGTCTTCTGTTGTATCTTAGGGACTCGTATATTGCTGCGTATTGGTAGTCACGAACCTTCAGTCCCGAAGGTAGACCCAATGCCCGAACAAATTGCACAACCGATTGAGGAGTTACAAGATCGTTTCGTTCCTTTGGATGTCCAAAATATTGACTTTCCAAATACTCAACCTGATACCCTCGGTCCTTTGCCCAGTCAATTAGATAATCTATTAAACCGCAATAGATCTCTCCAGTAGCAGGTGAGTATAATCTTACTTTACCATCCCATCCTTTGTATCTCCTCGTCTTCTGCATATACTTTGCAGAGGGGATATCAAAGGTAAAAAATTCTGCAGCCTCTTTGTGGAGATGAGGCTCTGCTTGTACTTTTAAATAAACTTCGTTCTTCTTTTGAATAACGAGATCTGCCATGATTTACATTCCACTTTGAAATCTCTCCCACTCAATAGCATTTTTAATTTGGTAGTTGCGACTATTAATTTGACGCAACACACCATCAAGAAAGAAGATCGTTTGTTCTATATAGTCGATCTTCAGTTGTAGCTTTCTGACCTCATCATCAGCAGCAATAAACATTTTAATCTCATCGTTTGTAGTAAGTTTCAAATCAAACGGTGCAGTTTTATATACACTTGTTGATGATTTACCTTTATAGTATACCCACTTATCTCTAACTAACATCCTCATTTCAGACTCCCTATCTTTTTTCATTAGAGAGAATGTATTAAAAAACTCCATATAACGCATATGGAGTTGAGGTATCCTCACGGATTCTTCACCGTACTTATCAGGATCTATGACACTATCAGTCTTCCACATATCCTGAAGATTTTCTAAATTCATTATATACCTTGGTCTTTAGTTTTCTCAAAGAATTCTTTCATTGATGATGAAACATCAGGTGGATCTGGATAACCATAGTTATTCCTCTTCATCCATTTCTGTCTCAATGCATTCATCATCCATGACTGAGCAAGACTCTTAGGACCATTCTCCAATAGATCTAGTTCATACTTACTAGTAGTGTAAGCTTTCTGTTCCTCTCTCCAATTGGAATCATCCCATTCGGTGATCGGTTTTTTTCTTGGGTGATCTCCTTTTCTCAATCCCATTGGCTCTACCTCCCATACCACAATATGTATAGACCTTAGTACCCTAGCACAAATTTAAAAATTTTGCAACTACCTTAATTTCTGAGAGTTGATTTCTCTGATCTGATACAGAGTATACTTGAAAGTTGCAGTTGCTGTAACATAATCATTATCCGTACCAGTCACATCAAATGGTAGTGTAGTTAATGATACTGGAAATAGATCTTCAAACACTACATCAAAATTAACTAAGTTATTATTGTTTAAAACCTGTAGAGTACCATCAGAATACTTTGGATTATTAAGTCCTTTAATAGCACGAGTATCATTTAAATATTGGTTCTCCCATTTCACTCTTTCATTATGACCTTCTGGAACACCTAATGCTCTTATCCAATTATGGATTTCCATATAATTTCTAAGATCTTCATCAACTATAAAATCAATACTCAATTCACCGAAAGTTATATTACCTTCTAATGGTATAGGAGCTAAACCTCTAGTTGGAATATTGACCTCCCCCAATGTCATAGGTGGTATCTCTGCTTTCTGACATAAGAAAGAAAC